CGCTGGTAGAATGCTTGAGGCCCTCGGCTAGACCACCTGTCCATCCAAGGTTGTCTTCAGTTTGTATAATCTTTATTACTTCCGGATCATCTGGAAGCACCTGACTGACATCGTCCTTGCCGTTGTTGACAATAATAAACCTGATGGGGTAAACAGACCTGATCGCCATTATCGAACTCACGCATTGTGATAACTGCTCGATATTGTTGAAAGTTGGCACAATTATGTCTACTGGTTCTCTAATCATTGTGCCTCCTTTAGGTCGTGTAGTTTATCCTCAAACAGAACCTGCCCAAAATCACCATATTTGTCGGTATCGCCTTTCTCTTCCCGCTCCTTATCAGTATCAGTAGCATGTTCATACGTATGCTCAGTTATCTTCTTTCTTCTTCCAAGATGGGCAAGCTTTACTGAAGTGTCCATAAATATCTTGAACCCGGCCCTTTTTGCCCTATGGCAAAAGTGGATATCCTCGCCGGCACCTGTCATTACCATAAACCAAGGCTTTTCAAGCTTTTCAAGGATGTTGACCTTTATAAGAACTGAACCAAATCCAACCGCATCACACTCAACAAGTTTGTTCTTGGGATATCTGTCAACAACATAGTTCTGGTAATAGTGTTGTTTCGTTACAGTATCATAGCCCTCAACAACATTATATATTACTGGCTTATGAGGGTAGAACCTCATGAATGCCAAAGGGGCTATGACATCTTTGTCATGCCTGACCAATTTCTCAAATAGATCAGGGGGGACGATCATGTCATCATCGATCATCCACAGATAATCAAATCCCTGATTTATCGCCAGGTTCGCCATCTGCTGACGTGCATATGCCACAAATACGTTGCCAATTGTTGACAGAAAGAACTGGTATTCGACATCATCTGGGATATCATATTTGACACCGCAGTATTCCTTGACCCCGAGATGTGATAAGGTCTGGAGATTGCCAAGATGCGTTGCTAATTCTAGCCTGTTGTCATAAGCCTCGGGATCTGTGTTTCCCTTTGTAGGGATGCCAAGCAATACTCTTACTATTTTTTTAGCCATTCGCGTAACCTCCAATAAAAGTATTTCGGCATCTCTGACACCTTCACGTTATTCGTTGTTACAAACTTATGCCCTGCATGCCTCTTGCACGTCTTCTTGTCCGCCCTGACAAGGACCAATCCGCAGGACTGACATCTGTACAAATCCATAAATATCCTCCTCACTATAGATTGATGGAGGGGGCCGAAGCCCCCAGCCATTAAAGTGCTCTTACGAAGCCTACGCCCCAGTTGGCAAACTGTGCTGTTGAGCTGATATTTACCGTATCCCACAGCATCAGATACTGGCGATGGGTGACGTTGTCAAGCCATGAATTGGCCGTTCCAATGTCACGTCCGCTTGTCCACGTACCTGCAAGCCCTCCGGTAATGAGAACGCTTCCGCCGGTGGCGAAATCCTCTGTACCGACAGTCTTGTCGGCCTCAAATGAGAATGCGATTGAATTCACATAGCCCCAGCACTGTACAAGGCCGTACCCATCAGCAACAATATCCTGTGAGGCGACACCACAAAAGTTGATATCGCCAGCAGTTCCCGTTGCGTGTTTGATTACAGAAATACCGTCATTGCTGACCGCTTCAGTATCGGGGCCACCTACAAACCTGGCACCCATGCCGGTTGTAATGGTTGACTCTTCAACATTATGAACAACAATGAAGACCTTTTCTGCGTCTGTTCTGTTTACTCTCTGGATTAACATTTTGCCTCCTATGGCATCCAACCATATCCACGAGTCTCAGTCGTGAAAGGGTTTAAGGTTTATTTTCCGACAATGTAGAACGATCCACTATAACCCTGCGTATCGTCAAACACCATTGTCATTACTCCACCAGAGTGTGTAACCTTCGGGTTTTGAGCTCCTACACCACCCTTCTGGATGTCAACATCAGCCTTGGCCACGTAATTCATCTTGTGGGTTACTTGTAGTGATGAATCTCCAGAATCAGTAGTGAAATCGCCGCTATACGCCCACAGGCTGCCCACACTCTCTCTTCTTGCGTTTGATATGGTAATAGCCATTATCTACCTCCTTACGCAGCTATGCTTACCATTTTGGCAAGCCTTCTGCGGTTTCCAGTGGTGATATTGCCCTGCCATATCGTCTTTGAGGTTGTGACATCCTGGTTCTCAGGCTGCACGAAAGGCGTCTGAGTCATGTCAGCGTCTTTGTGCACGCAGAATGAAACATACTTGCTGTTTAAGAAGTACATCTCAGAACTTGAACAGTCCCTGTCAAATACGATAGGAACGCCCTTGAAAGTGAGATTCAGGAACCCGGCATCTGCGACCTTGTTAGAGGTGAACCTCTCCTGTGGCTGCAAAGCTTTCTCATAGAACTCAAAAGGTGTCTGTTCAGTGAAAATGATATCGGGTTTGTCATTACCCCATGATACGGTGTTAAAGGTTGTCCTCATGTCGTCAAGCCCCTGGGAAGCAAAGCTCCCGCTCGTGGTCTCTGTCGCCGCCCACCATCCATAGGTAGTTGGGTTCAGCCCGCCTACAGCTCCGGTTGAGTCTACAATAAGACCCATCGGTGTCAGGTTCTTTCCGCCATTTCCTTCACTTGCTGCCCATGCGTCAACGCTCATCCTGTCCCTCATGGACATTGCGAGCTGCTCCGCTTTGGCATTCAGAAGGTTGATTAACTGCTGTTCTCCCATATTTGAACGTCTTTCAAGTCCCGTGATACCTACTGTGCCGGCGTACTGCTTCCAGTTAAACCGGGCGATCGTGTGTCCTTCCTGCAGCGTGGTATCGATAACCTCAGCACCAGCATAGGAATCTACGGTTGAATTCTGTTCAAACAGGAGGTGTTCTACAATACTCTCACCGCCAGAGAGGACTCTCTTTACGGTTTTTCCACGAATTGCTATTCCCAGCTTACCATTCAGCCAGGACAGAAGCGGATAAACGTCAAAGATCTGGTCCTCAATCTGTTTCTTAAAGTTGGCGAGAGTGGTGGTTAACAGGGAATTTATTGCCCCGTAACCTAGATCTGAATGAGTTGCGCCTGCCATGATCCCACTCCTTGTTTAACAGTTAGTCGGGGTCTTTACAGTCCCCGTACTTCCCCGGTGATACCAAGTTTTCTTTTTGCTCTGTTCCAAGCATCTGCCATGTCCTTGATCTCACCTTCGTCCGTAACGCCACTTGAGACAGGGGGCATATCAGAGGCATTCGCTCTCTTGTCGGCCATTTCCTTTTCAAGTTGGCTTTTGGCGTACTGGTCAAGTTTTCCGTCTCTCTTTAAAGACAGGAAGTACAAAGCCTCCATTTGCTCAAGGGTGGGGTTTTCTCTTATAGAAGCGGGCAGCTCATGTGAGAGCTTCTCCATGGACTCCTTCTGCTCCTCCCAGTTCGGATACATATCATCCATACTGTTCAGATGATTCTCAACAGCCCTCCTGCGCTCCAACTGCATGATTTGGTCGAGCTTTTCCTCAAGTGGCTTGATTCTCCGCTCGCTCCTGCTGTCGGCCACGCGTTCGACAAGTCTGATAGCCTCCGCCTGTGTAGGGTCTTCGTCAACATCGACTCCATAGAGCTTATTGCCCTGGTTCTTTATGAACTCGGCAAAGTCCTCGGAACCATTAAGGAAATCGAGAACTGCCAGCCCGTCTTCAAATCCACCGTATTGATCAAACCGTTCCTTCAGCTGACCGAACGTTTCGTTCCGTTTTCCGTAGTCAGACTGAAGCTCTTTGTACTGTCTTTCCCAGTATGCCGCGTCCTTAGCTGGTTCATTGTTATCATTCGAGGTCATGTCCTCCCCAGCAGGTTTCACTCCCTCGTGCCCCGATGCGTTTGGTTCTCCTCCCCAAGGTTCAGATCCCGCCGGTTGTCCTACATTTGGGTCAGTTCCGCTCACAGTGTCTAGGCTTGAATCACTGGATGCATTTGCGTTATTTAAATTCATAAATCCTCCGTTTCCTTCATTTTATTCTTTTGTTTCCTCATTGTCAACTTTTTGACGCCCATTCTGCCCGACAATGATGCTCGTGAATGTCTGGATAATTGGGTTCACAACGTTGTATGGCCCACTGCTCAACATTTGCAATATCAATGTCGCCTGCTCGCCTGTCATGGTTATGGTTTCAGGCATAGGCACTGACTTCTGTCCTTCCATATAGCCTCCTTTCTTATGAAAAATCTCCTTCCAATAGTTCTTCTGTTGTTAAGGCATCTCTTGCCTGTTTTTGTCTTGAGCGTTTTACCTGTGCTCTTGCCCATCTTAAAATATGTTCTCTCACCCATTCAGCATCAGTGTATTTATCCTGATACCATGTATCGTCAGATATTGGTGTACCTTCAGGAATATCAGCAGGGTCTACCCCATCCTTTACTTCTCTCTCTGTATTTGGATACAGATATACCCAATCAGCTACTATTTGAAGTGCTTTGTCATTTGCTATTGTGTAGGTTAGTTGTGCCATTTATTTCTCCTTAAAATTCTACAGCTAAATGAATATCTAAATATCCTATAGAATTATTAACATTATTTGTTACTGCAATTATAGTTCCTTCGCTACCTGAACCACTCACGCTTATTGGAAATGGTGCTGCACTTGCTCTTTTCCACGCAAAGTACTGATCTGTAGGCGTACCATCTACTTGATCGTCAGCACCCGTATGATCTGTAGCTAAAGAACTAACGGTTAATGTTGTAACAGGGTCAAAAGCAGCTGCGGAATATGTCCATCCTGTAGAATTATAATGTAATAAAGCAATATCAATAGTATCATCTAGAACTGCAAGACCAACGGCTTCAATACCGACAACTTCAAAATCATTATTATTAAAATCTTCATACTTAGAAATTCCATAATTGAAATCAAATGCAAAATTAGCCCCATCTGATGATAGTGTAAATGTAACAGTTCCTAACCATTTCTTGGAAGTTTCATACCAATCATCTTGCGAAGAACCTGTAGCATCTAACACTATCACTTCTGAATCAGCACCATTTCTAACACCAGCATCGTTTATAGAAACACCTGTAACAGTAAGAGTTACAGTTGTTCCATCGGTTGTAGCTGCACCACCCGCTACAATAAAAGCATGGGCAGCATAAGATATATTAGCAGTACCAAATGTCTGCGTTGTAGATGCTTGTGTTAATTGTGCATGGGCAGCATTATACTGCAAATAACCTCCAAGAAAAAAAGTTCCTGCCCCACCGGCTCCTCTTGTAGTTAATGAATAACTTTTATAAGAGGGGAATCCATGAACTACATGGTCATCTCCATCACCATCTACCCAATGAAGAGTATTGTCAGATTTTGTCCACAATTGACCATAATCAGATATATTTGCTGGCTCTGAAGCTACCTCCTTATGAGCAAGGCTTGTAGAATCACACCTTATCGCTCCATCACTAACTATATCTAATGTAGCATCTGCACTTGAATTGATATATAATCCCGTATCTCTAAAATATATTGGATTTACTAAGTTCATAATGCAGTAACTATCAAATCTTATTGCATCAGACAATATAAATATATCTGAACCACCTATCCAATTTAATATACCGTTTGCAGAAGTTCCTTTAAATGTCAACTTCCAATCTTCTGCACCGCCATCACCGATTATTACATTATTAGTAGATGAATCTACAAGATACAAACCATCATCAGCACCTGAATCCTCATAATAAATACTTGCATCTTTAGAAGTACCAAAAACTATATCACTTCCACTTCCATCTCCTGCAAGGACTATGCCGTAGTTTGCAGATACACCTAAATCTTGATTTTCAAGATATATACCGAATGCATTATCTATGTGATCTTGCCCAGTACCCTGACTAAGGTGTCTTGTACCATAAAAATTATATGCATTTGATACTCTTACTGTTGCATCTAATTGGTCTGCTACAAGTGCTCCAGCTGCGAAAAAATCAGCAGCATTTGTAACTTTACCGCTATTTGAAGACCCTATATATGCTATTCCCTGTGCTTGCACACCTCTTGAATTAGTTATTGTTCCATCATGATTTCTTACTCTGGCAGCATAATTCCCCCCCCTTAAACCGCCATCTGATGTATCTTTAAATTCAGTATCAGTATTGACATGATAAGCAAATGCATTTAATCCATCTGTATTACTTGAACCAGACAATGAAACACTATTATTTCTTTGGGCTACAAGTAAGGCTGTTCTCAAAAAGTAATCTATAGTATCAAGTTCTGCTCTTACAACAAATAATTCACTATCAGGTATTGTAGGCAATCCACTTATGACACCATTGGTATCTCCACTTTCAATATGTAGAAATGTAGCTTTATTAAAAACAAATTTTAATTCCTTATCCGAGCTTGACAACCAACTTGCTGATACATCGGGGGAAGCCTTTGTACCACCGAAACTTAATACTTTATCATCCTGTAAATGTATTGAACCATCTTGTATATCTATCCCCCCACTTGTCCATGTCCCTGTTCCAGCGAAATTTTGTGTACCAAGAACATTAAGTGCTACACCATTGACATGATCTGTCAATATACCCACTGGAGCATTTATTCTAAGTGATTGATCTGCTGTTGTAGCAGCAAATTCTCCATATATTAATGCATTGGCTAACTCACCATCAGGATCTGTTCTATTTTGGTTATCTATTATTAGAAGATTAGAATTGGTTGTTTGAGTGCCACCTGCAAAGAATCCCAAGAATACATTGGAGTTGCCAGTAAGTGAACCACCTGCCTGTCCGCCTACTATGGTATTATTGACCATACCTGCTGCACCACCCAACGAACCAGCTCCAACAGCTATATTGTATCCAGCTACACCAGTGGCAGCATCCATTGCATTTAGACCTATAGCAACATTGTTTACCCCCTGATTAGCAGAGCTTAATGTACTTGTCCCTATAGCCACATTACTTGTTCCCTGAGTAAGTGCATCCATTGACAGATGCCCAATCGCAATATTATTAGACGCTGATGTAGCAATTAGCATGGCATGAGTTCCAATAGCTACGTTTGAATCACCAGAAGTCAAGGCATTAAGAGCTTGATCTCCAGATGCAAAGTTGTTTGAGCCATCGGTTAAGTTGGTCAGATTCTCATAGCCCATCCCAACATTGTTAGTTCCAGTGAGAGTAAAGTTACCTGTGTTATAGCCAGTAAAATGGTTATTAGTACCATAAGCATGTATCATCGGATTGGAGTTCATAAAAATGACTCCGGCTGTAGGCGTACCACCAGTGGCGGCGGTTGTAGGTATATTCACCATGTTTGCGTTAAGAATGTAGTTAGGACTTCCTGTATGAGTAAGAGAGGAATCACTTGTTACCGCATCACCATCAGAGTTTATAAAGAGGACTTCGTTTGAGTTGCCTGCAAGACTGCCAAGGGGAATCGAGGCAAGATCATTGTGAAAGTCAAACTTATCTGTATCGAAATTAAATGTCCAGGGCATTATGAATATGAATAAGAGGCGCGATTGTCCCAGACTTTATCGTAAGTCTCTGTCCCGCTCGCCCACTTTATATCTGTAGGGTTATTATTGCCGTCCCATGTTATTTTCTTGATGGACCATGAAGCGGTGCTTGTGGCCGTGCCTGTAGGAGCCTTGCCTATATACTCGGGATTGGTCCCGTCATACGCTATTTTGACGGTGTAGTAACTTGTAGGCTCTACCGCTTGAGGCCTTTGATTCTTTGCGTTTGCCATTACACACCTCCGCCAAGAGAAGAGGTCTTTGGCATGCCGTCAAGCTTGGAGGACATCTCTTTAAGAAGTATCAGCATCTGGCGGTCAGTGTCACCACGTTGCTTAAGCACCTGCGAGAGCAGTGACTTGTCACTGACAGAGGACTCGTGGTGAGGGGTGTCCCTGTCACGGAGTACATCAGCTATGAGGTTTGGCATAACTACCTCCGTTTTGTCTTACGCTTCTTTGACCGCTGGCGCGTGTAGATCCTGTCAATATCCTCGGCTACCCGCCGTTCCTGCTCACGCTGTTTAACAACATTGCTTTCAAAGCGTACCGGCGTAGGATATGGTTTCGGCTTCTTTGGAGCTCCTGTTTTAATGTTCTTTGGTCCTGTAAACGCCCCGGAAATCCCACCTATTATTTTCTTGCCCGCGGACGCGATATCCTTCACGGCCTGCTTTCCTGCAGTGCCAACGTCTTCAGCCATTCCGCGTATTCCTGATCCTTTGATGTCGTACCCTTTTTTCTTCTTCTTCCTGCTCCTCAGTGCGTATGATAATAGACTTGTAGGCATTACATTCTCTCCTTAAGATGGTGATCACCAAATTTAGTCACTCCGCCCTCTACTGGCGTGAGCCCCCTTTTCCTCAGCTCCTCTTCTCTCTGTTTAGGACCGGTAAAGTAAATGTCTGCGTTCTCTGAGTAGTGATCAAGTACCACCGGCCTGCTCGTCTTCGGCGGTACTATAGTGGCCGGCATATCACAACAGAACTCGTTATGACGATCATCGACCTTGTGGAACTGCTCCCACACCTTCATGCATTCATCACACTTGTATTGATATACTGGCATTATTTCTTCTTCCCTTTCTTCTCTTTTTTATCAGGGGTCTCCTTATCCTTCTTGCCCTTCATCATGGCCGCGAATATGGCCACCTGGTTCTGCCCCTCGGCTATACGTTCTTTGGACTGGAGCGTCTCACGGTTCTTCATAATATCAAGCTTCTTGCGGGTAACCTCAGGCTCCATCTCGGCCGTCATCTGGGCCTGCATCTGCTGTTCGGACTCGGCCTGTACCTGCTCCGGATCTTTCATGATCCTCTCGATGTCCTTCTCGTCAAAGGCCTCAAGCACGCGCCTTGTTGCCTCTTCCTGATCAATGTACGGGCTGTTTGCAAGAAGTTCGCTCAGGGCCATTATGTCGTTCCTTCTCTGGGTGTCATTAACGGGGGCCATGGAGCCCATCTCTATGGTGAAGTTGTACTGCCCCTTAATATCTTCCTTACTGAGGTTAAACCACGGGTTCAGCATTTGAGAGCCATCCGGGGTGATAATCATATCAAGCTTGGACATGACCTGCTGCTGCCGGGCCGCCATGTTCGGGTTCTGACTTGCGACTAAGTCCCCGATCTCCGAGAACTGCCTCTGATCAATCGGAATTGACGTGTTTGTGGTGGTGGACTGAATAACAAAGGACATCTTCCTTACCACCCTGCCGGCAAAGTCCTCAAACAGCCCTCGCTGATCGCCCCTGACGAACTGGGTGTTCTGATTAAGCAGGGCCGGCTCTGTGGCAGTCTCGAATTTAACGGTCTGCTGGCGTTCCGAAGGTGAAACACCGGCTTCCTCTGAGATCTCCTGTTTTTTCAGCCTCTGCACCATGTATATGTCCTGAGATATGCCGGTGTCTTTCAGGGGCACAACCGCGCTATTCGGGTCCATGTTCGTCTTTATAACAACGCCGTCATAGGAGTTGGCCAGCTTCCTCTCCTCGTCATCGTCAAAGGCGTTTGCGTTTGCCAGGTACCTTCTTTCTGAGATTCTGCGGATGTGCGACATCTGCATGGAGCCTATCTGGTTTATCTCGTCCTGGGACTGCTTGTAGATCTGGATGTCTGATATTGGCGTCTGCTCGTCCGGGTTTTCGTTCAAATAAAGTATCTCAATTGGGAAGCCGTCCACGTTGTCCATCCATTTTGGGTACGGCTCGTTACTCAGCCACTTGTCGTGGTTCTCAACAAGGTCCTTACGCCTGCGTTCTTTCTTGTCCCATATAGTCCAGCCCTCCACCTTCCTCCAGATCTCGGGATCTCCGTTAATGCTTGGATCTATGTCCTCCGGCTTTGCCTTCAGGCAGTCAAAGTCGTACTGGAAGTTGGTTTTCAGCCATTTCGTGTTCTCGTACCTTGGATTGGCTTTTATATCGTCAAGGGACCTGACCCACCGCATGGCTATCCACCTGTCATCGTGCAGGAGATGGTCCGTTGACTCAGGATCTCTTCTAAAGTCCTCCGGGGAGCGCCTTTTAACGAAGATGGAGTCCTCCTTGATCATTTCGTCCACCTCGATCAGTTTCCCCTTCATTTTGCCCTTTGTCGCCACCTTTTCCGTCTTGAATGTGTAGCCTATCTCCATTAACCCGAAGTGACCGATCAGGCAATCGTACAAAGCCTTCCTCGCCTCTCTTTTAACGTCAAGCACCCTGTACCAGTAGTTAAGCAGGGCCTCCAGGTACATGGCGGACGCTGTAGTGTCAAATAATTGACCATCCTTTACGTACGGTTTTTTGGTGGGCTCTACAAATATCTTCGGGTTGCGTGAATTAAGCTTTGGCACTACCGCCCTGATATTAGAGAAGATAACGTTATCCACGGTGCGGTCCATGAAGCGTTTGTTAATGTTCATGTCGTGCCACTGATCACCCTGATAGTATCTCTTGTAAACGTCCCTGTCTCTTTTAACTAACTCGAATTTACGGTGGGAAATGCTGAGGCGGTCTTTCCAGTTCTTCAGGTCCTGCTCTGCTGAGATGGCCATTATCGTATAAACCCCCTACGGTTATTCTCGTTCTTTATTTTATTCATAATAGCACTGAAACTCCCCGGTGTCAATTTTCTGACGCTCTTAAATGGGCTTGGTCTGGTCATGCACAGGTACCTCAGCGCGTCCATGGCGTGGTCATCGCCTTCTGTTTTCTCCTTGTCGTTCTCCACCGCCCTTCCTTCCTTCCAGCGGTAGAACTTAAACTCCCTTAATAACTGCTTGCACGTCTTGAACACGTACAGCCTTGGAAACTGCCCGGTTGGCCTCTCCCCGCCCTGTAAGGGATAGGGCGGCTGGGCGTCCTCGGTGCGGGCCAGATACTCAAGCACCCTCACCCTGCCTGCCACCCTGTCGTTGTTGGCCGACATGCAGGCAACGCCCTCGTAGTTAAGGTCCTCAATTGACTGCTTCTCGGAAGGGTCCCCTACGCTTGAATATATGTTCCAGCCGGCCGACATGGCCTTGATCTGCATGGCGTTCTCCCGCATGGGCCTGCCCTCTTCGTTGTACATCTCCTGAAATACGTAAAGCTCGTTATGGGGCCCCACTGCGGCCCACAGGCAGACAAAGGGGTCCCTGTGCCCGAAGTCTATCCCCCGAATAACCCGCCAGTGCTTTGGAATGTCAAAGGGCTCAATAGGATGAACGTCCGGGCTGTAGTTGTTGTACACCATACCGCCGTAGTACACCCACTCGCCGAGGTACTGCTCCCTGAAGACGGGGCTGTCCTCGCCGTAGAACTTCCTGGCCCGCTCGAACTCCTCGTTATCGTACTCGGGATTGGCGGTCCTGTCCCACTGGAAGGACTCTATCTCCGGATATTCGGGGGAAAACCCGGCGTCCCAGAGCTCGTGCACCCACTCCGCCTTGGTCTGAGGTGTAGTGGGCACTATCTCCCTGCCCTTCCGGGTGTTTAAAGTCGGTGCCACAAACCGCTCCCGGATGTGCCTGGGCAGCTCCGCTGCTTCTGAATAAATAACAACATCAACAGCCTCTCCGAGGAGGGAGTCGGGACGGTCAGCGGACTTCCCTTCCACGACCGCCCCCCAGGGCCACTCCATGTACAGAGATCCACTCCGTGCGTTGGTCTGACAGACCTTCGGCTTCGGCAGGCCAAAGTGCCTACCCTTAATTACCATGGCCTCATGAATGTAGCGAAATTCCTTCTCGGATAAAGAATAGGAGGGACCGACCACCCATACCCTTGTCTGCGGCTTCATAATTGTCGGCAACGCGTCATGGGCGCTCCCGTAGGACTTGGTCGTTCTTCGTGGTGCAACCGCCACCTTCACCCGGGCGTTCGACTCGTGGAACTTTCTGACCTCGGGATGGTGCACCCGGTAGCCAACCAAATCAAACAGCTTCCACATATTGTTGTTGCCGATCGTTAAGGCAACGGGCTCAACTGTTGAACCTACCGTTTCCATATACCTTTCACAACATCCCAGTACTCCTTATACGGAATCCAGTCCTTTTTGACCGATCCCTTGTTCTGCTCCTTAAGACTCTTTCTGACCATGTTCCTTCTTATTATCCTCGCTGCTCCCATACCACCTCCGTCAATTTATTGACACCCATATAAAACCATATCCAAACACGAAATACTCAATTAAGATTCTTCACCCCACTGCAGAAGAACCATGCAAGGATCATTTTGATCATACGATATCATCGACTCCACCTCCAACCCGCCTTTCCTTAACGCCGTCAGTACATCGTCAATCGTCACAGGAACAGGAGGCTTGCCGTTGTCTACAGGCTTTAACTCCTCAATTGAGTACAACCTCACTTTCAACCCCTTATATAACTTCATCTGTGCACAGAGGAGCGTATAGAGGCAGGCCCAATAGAAAAATACCTCTTCCCTCTTCGCTCAATCTTGTTTCCGCGCCTCTTCTCAGCTTCAACTGTTTTGTGAAATGTTTTATGACCCGCCCCTTTCAGTATCATGCCAGATTGGGATACACTTCCCCAATGGCCATCGCGAGGCTTCATTCCTTCCCTCTTTGCGGTGTCATAATCATATCCACTGCCCTCAGCATCAAACTCTCGTTTCTTCTTCTTCTTTTTACGCGGTGACCCCAATACCGTTGACAAGATATTTTTACCGTAACTCACTTCTTTGACCTCCCCGCCTTCCTCAACGCAATCGCTACCGCCTGCTTATGTGGCCTCCCCGACTTCCGCTCCGTGCGTATATTCTGGCTGATTACCTTCCGGCTACTGCCCCTCTTTAACGGCATCCTTACCTCCTTGATCTCCCCCTGTGAGGGAGTCGCATTTTTCTGTTTCATTACAATGACTTACAATTTCAGGATTTTTTGGGACCTCTTTCGTAACTGCTTGATTCTTAAGCATTCCTGTTTTTTGCTTTTTTGTCAGATTCGTAAGATGGGGTAATAAACAAGTAGGGGGGGGTGGGGGTGGACATGTTTCTGAGCCGGCAAAGAATTCTTTCCTGTCAATTTCTTGACGCTCATCCTCCCTGTCAAAATCTTGACGCGTCATGTCCTTGACACCGTCATCCCCTTGACATGTCAAATCTTTGACGCCCTCAGCCCCGTCCTCTGTCAGCTCCTTGACGGTGGTGTTGACAGACTTATCCACAGTGTTGATATCTTTACTAACACCTGTGTTTACAGTCACTTGCACCCCGATCATCTGCAGTACACGCTTGTAGCTCTCCAGGTCCCCGCCCTCTTCCCGGTACACCCCGGCGATCCTCGCCTTCTGGTCAATAGCCCTCAGCTCAGTGTCCAGCTTGCCCTTGCCCTTCGCCCTGGACCTCACGTCCTCCGTCTGCTGAAGCAGAATCGTGCGGCCTGCAAGCGCTTGTATCACATCCCCACCGGCTCTGCTATCGATGGCCTTTCTGATGTAGGGCTTGGCAAGTATTTCCTTAGCTGCTGTTCTGGCACTTGTGTACTTAAGATGCGGTTTTGCTGCAAGGATAGCCTGTGTACCGTTATTGCCGTTTACGAGGTAAGTATCGATGAACACCTCTTCGTATGGTTGGAGGTTTTCCATGTTCCTTATAAAATAAAGGGTTTGATGCGATTTGTCAACCTTTTTTGAGGGTAAACCACTATATGTTGTGGTGCGAAAAACAGGCGTCACTACATTTTGTGGTTTTGGGTTTTGATAAAGACGACCCATAGCATTAACCGACCTGAGAAAGTGGCTTAGAACGCAAAATACGGCTTTTGTGACTGTGATCACATGGCATGATCATTGCTACATGTGAGGTTGACACTTTACGTCACCTTGCCATTTATTGTCACTCCTGTAAGTGATTGATTTGTATGCGATTTTAACCCCACTGACACTTCTCGTCACCCACTGACAAATATCGTCACTTTTACCGGGAAACTCACTGGGTCAGGTGGTTGATTTTAAACGATTTTATTTTTTTTCATCGCTGGCACGGGGCTTGCAATAGTATAAAGCAGTTGGAACATAAGGCCCGGAGGAAAGGGGGTTGACTGAGCAGGACCCCACTCTCGATGGCCCGACCCAAGGCAGCAAGGCTGGTGAAGGGTTGATCATCCCCACAAGGATACGCACCTCTCGCGATGAGGGCAAGTGGGTTGACCGGTGAACAAACCGGAGAATGTAATGTTGATCAGGATACCGATCCTCCTCCTTTGGGGGCTGTATAAGGGGCAACCTTTATATGGCTCCCTGAGGTCAAATCCGGGCTCCTGAGAGCCTATAATTAAGGGAGGATACGATGAAGAAAAACACAACCATAGTAAAGGACATCAACAAGCTGTTCCCAGCATCAAACGAGAAGTACCCGGTGTGCTTCACCAGGGACAACATGGTCATGGTAAGCGGTGAGAGCACTGCAAAGGAAATGCTGATGGGCGAAGAGTTCGACATCATGGTAGTTGACTACTACAATGAATTCGGCGGTGGCTACCCCACAGTTCACAAGCGGCTCCGGGAATACCTGGAACAGAATGGTCTCTCATATGAGTGGGAGAACCCAGGCGGCATTCACGTCTTCAGAGATTAGCATCAGTCGAGGGTGCGGCCTAGGCCGTGCCTTCCATCGGATGTTAACCCACAACAAAGGAGGATACGATGAGACAAGGAAAGACAAGAGTACCAAGGTATTGCGGGAAGTGTGGAGCAAAGCACCAGGAGATCATGGTAGTGTGTGAGCAGTGCGGCAGTGATAGGCTGATGACCAAGCATGAGGCGATTCAGAACGCCATCATAAGAGGCCTTGAACACGCCGAGAAGTACATGAGAACGCCTTACGATTCATCACTGTCCATCAGGACAGCACTTGAGGAAGCAGGCTTCGAGATCGTATCAAAAAAGGGCGTTGGCTTTAAAAAGGTTTAAGCACAGCTCAGGGCCACAGGCGACTGTGGTCCTCCTGGTGTACTTAAGCACCAAACAAACCATAAGGAGGAAACGATGAAATACGAATACGCAAAAAATTTCCTTGGAACTATCAAAAAGAAACCCAGGGATCTGTACAGCTATGAGATTGAGATCTATGCGGGCACTGGCGACTCAATCATCATAGAGGGATTCATTAAAGGATGCCAAACAGCCATCAAGGTTAAACAGGACATGAACCTTGACGGGTCCTGGAAGCTGCCAGTAATCAGCACCACCGGGGTGTTGACAGAATTCCATACAGACAGAGTAGTTGACGTGATGACCTATAGCCACATGATGGCCGAAGTCATGAAGCTCATGAAAATCCATTGTCATTTCGAGAAAGGGAGGAAACGATGAAAAGAGCGGCATTCACAGTAGCATTCGTGATCGTCACAGCGGTGATGATATACCTGACCATACCAGAGGCGATATGGGACAGACTAAGGGGGAATTGATGGAAACGTACTATGACTACGATAATCAGTGCTGGATCAAAAGTGGAATAATCCAGCGCTGTGGACATCCGGAAAGCATGAACTGCAATTGCTTTGGCCGGCACTGGGCAGGCTGGACTATGGAACAGGTAGTGGCTGAGTTAAAATTAAAGTAAGAAAGGGGAGGTGGCACAGTGCGAGATCTGTTTAAAAACTTCAACAGGTTCAGGTTTATGGTCAACCATGAAGACAATGACAAGGATATCCTGTACGAGAATGGCAGCCAACCATTCAACATGGAAGAAATGTACCAGGCATTCAAGCGGCG